TCCAGTTGATCATTTTCCATTCCCTCTCTTTTTACGATCTCATCGATCCTCTTGTGCGCGGAGCTCACGCTCTGCTCAACTTTGACCAGCCGCGTCGTGATGTCCTGCATGTCCGACTTGAGCCCTCTCAGGTCCGACTTGATGTCTCCGGTGTCCTGCCGGATCGTCGACAAGCTCGTCTCGATCCGGGCCTGCTGCGCCGCGTCGCGTCTTGCATCCTCAAGCTGCTCTTTTACATCCGTCTGGCTTGCGTGCCCGGCGTTGAGTACGCCAAAGACAAGGCTGATTGTCACTGCAGCCAGTGATATCCATGTGCTAGGGTCTACTACTACCATGTTTTTATCCTCATTATTTAGATTTTTACGTAATTTATGCCTTGATCGTCAGCGTTCCCCATGCGCCCATGTTTATCCATACAGGGCCAGAAGATGAACGTGACTGCCCTTTATTAACCTGTGCATAAACGGTGCCTCTGCTGTTTCCTAAGCCGATACCGTTGCCCTCAGAAGAAACAGTCCAATCAACATTGGACTGTAGATTTATCGTTCCTCCGGGCAAGTCTCCGTAAGCTGTTTTGTCACCTGTAAGCTGTATAACAATAGTCTTTTTCTCAGCTCTCCCCGCGGCTAGACCCGCACTATAGCCCGCGTTATATCCGCCCTTATAGTTGGCGCTGGAAGAGTTGACCCTGTTATCAGCATCCTTTACGCCTTGGTTATATGCACCTGTTCGGTCTACATTAACGCTTGTGCACCAGCCATCCGTAATGTCAAAACTCTGATTTCCAGAGCCTCCGGCAGTAGATACCGACACCGTCCCGTTGCTCCCTGCAAGAGCTACACTTGCCGATGTAGTTTTACCGTTGCTGGCTTTAGCGGTAACTGTCCGTCCGGATGCGGAGGCGGAAACAGTTACGGATGCGACACCAGCAGAATTGCCTGCTGCATACTTTGCGTCAGCTAGAGTTTTGATGGCGTTTTTTACATCGCCCTGGGACTTACTGGCCGGTGTTGTCCCCTGGGCAGTAATGGCATTATAGATGCCGTCAACACCAGCCTGAAAATTTTGTTCAAGCGTGGACTTTGTGCTGTCGATCTTGGAATCCAGCGCTTTACACTTAGCCTGAGCTGTAGTGCCGTCATTCATATATACGCCATCTGCCCGAGTGATCGGGTAGACGTCTTTGCCGTCTGCATCCTGTAGTACGTTCAGGTATGCGCCCTTACTATTCTGTGCCATAACTCCTCCTTAGTAGACGTTCAGTGCTGTGCAGTCTACTGCGTGCGGTCCGATGATCGGGAGCTTACCAAACGATACCTCGACAGTACTGCTTCCGTTATACTCGTAGGTATCCCCGGCGACTGTGACCCTCATTGGGTAAGGGCAAGGCAGCGTGGATGCCTGCGTCATCACCTCAATCTTCTGAACGGCAGTCAATGCCCGGTTGAGCAGATCCCGGAACCCAGAAATATCGTCCGTGTCAGAGTAGGTATCTGTGTCGTACAGCTCCGACCTGGTATCCACGTAGAACTCAAACGAGGTGATCCGCTTGCCGTCTCCCATGATCGTAATGTCCATGGTGGAGCGTCCCGCGCTATTGGAGATCTGGTAGGGGATCGTATAGCGGATCTTGTTATCGTTTACCGTCTCGCCGTCCTTGTTTTTGGTGGTGAGGATTTCACAGTTCTGGGAGTCAACGATCGTGGCTCCGGCTGCAGTCTTTGCGGACAGGTATGCGGAGTTCGCACCGGACATGTCGAATTCCTTGCCGTTCTCCAGCAGGACAAAGGTAAGCACTCTGGTCCCGGTATCTCCCTTGCTGATGAGCAGCGTGTTCGATTTTGATGGCCGCGCCAGATCGACCGTAAATAGGTAATTTACTTCCAGACTCATAGTGTTTTCTCCTTAGGTGATATCGTACAAAAAACGGTGCCACGGATATAGGGCACCGTCTGTTCAATGGCTTTTGAGGTAGGCTGCTGGATCATCCAGCCACTGTCTGGATGTCGTCTCCTTTTGCTGCGTCCCCTCTTTAATCTCCTGGTCGTCGAGGTACTTGTACACTGCGGCAAGCCTGTTTTTGAGCTGTGATACCGAGGACGGGCTCTTCTGGTAGTCCGCAAGGTACTGAGCCTTAAAGGCACTTGTGATGTCGGTTTCAATCTGTTTGTAGGTCTTGCCTGCTTTTATGGCCTTGTCGATTTCCTTCTTGTAGTCTCCGGATCCTGTGCGGATCGTCTTGAAGACATCGCCCACGGAGGTCTTCTCTCCGGTCACAGGGTCGATGTTCTTATAGCCGTTCGCGTCCTTCTTGAGCTTTACATCGGTCCAGTTGCCGAGCTTTTCGTCGATGGCCTCCTCACTGAATCCTGCGCTCTTGAGCTGGGAGGTGAGCTTATCCTTCATCTCCTTCCGGGTAGCATCGTCTGCCGCCTGGTACTGCTTCTTGAACGAGCCAAGGATAGTCGTGAGCGCTTCGGACCTTGCCTGCTTCTCCACTGCGGCCTTCTCGATGTTTCCCTCCTTGATATCGTCGGCGTTATCTGCAAGCGCGTCTGCCGTCTTGCTGTCAACAATTCTGGATGCCAGGTCTCCGAGATCTCCATACTTGTATGCGTCGAGGATCTTCTCTTTCTGCGAAGGCATTGTGGTTTTCCAGTCTCCGCCGATGAGATCATGCACGCTCTGGATGTTGTTCAGCTTGTTTCTTACTGCTGTCACATCTCGTATCAGATTGGCGGCAGGAATTCCGATGATCTGAGATAAGGCCTTGATATCGGAGTAAAGGGCGCCATAGACCGTGCCTTTTCCCATGATTGCCTTTGCAGTGTTCTCCACGGCCTTGATCGCCGTATTGAGCGATGCGATATCCATGCGGCTGTCATCCGAGTATGTAGGCTCTCCCTTCGCCCACGAGATGAGTGACTGGATAGAGTTGGAAGCGTCCTTCAGGATCGGAACGAGGTTCAGGGGATTCAGGTCATCAAAGAAGTTGTCCTTGTAGACCCGGAGCATGAACTCTGCCACGTCTTCTCCGTCTTCCGGATCTTTGCGGATCCAGTCCACAGAGGACTGGGCAAGGGCTGTGAAGATCTGTGTCACGAGGTAGACCGCCGCGGCCTTCTTCATTCCCCATAGCACTTTGCCGGCAATCCATTTTCCGTTGGACTGCTGTACCGCATCCATGGCAGCCCGCAAGAACATGTTGTAGGACTTTGTAGGCTCTGCCATAAACGCGCTCTGGATTTGGTTCAAGGTATCCTTGCTCCGCATGAACTGAGAGCGCAGAATCGTCGCGTCTGTGACCTGTGTCCGCACGATGATCTCATCGAACCGGTCATTCACAGCATCCTCGAATGCCTTGCCGGATGTGGCCTTGCCTTCCTTCCGGAACTTGTCTCTCTGTTCCAGATAGGCTGCATTATAGATACGCCTCCAGGTGAAGTCATCGGCCTTCCCGGCAAGGGACATCGATGCGTTCCGGAGCTTTTCTACAGGGGTAGCTGCCCCGGTCAGTGTCTGCTTCATGGACTTATAGATGTAGCCGTCCACGTTGCCCTGCTTCTTCTCCCATGTCATATCGGAGGTGCGATCCTGCATCTCCATGGCATCCTTATTGAGAATCTGGCCCTCCATGAGGTACTTGGGAGAGATCACGTCAGCCGCCCGGAATATTGCCGTGGGCTGCTGCCGCACAACGCGAAGATTCCATCCGACCGCGGCGGCCTTGTAGTTGCTCGTAAGCCACCCGAGCGGATTGATGTAGCTGCTCCGCTCTCGGCCGTTGATGTCGGTGATGAAATTCGTGATGTACCGTACCCCTCCGTCGCCGTAAATCTTGGTAATGGCATCCTTTACCGTATCGTAGTTCTTGTACCCACCCCGCTCCACGACTTCCTTGTAGTTCAGCACTCGGAGAAGGTCAGCGAGTGGAGCGGCATAGCTGTGGTAGGTGGCCATGTCCGCGACGTGGTTTGTGTACACATCAAAAATGTCCTTAACCACGAGAGGATTGCTGGCGTTGGGAACAACTGCTTTTGTCATCCCCATGTTCTTGATGGCGTTTACTGCGGCCTGTGCAACATCAGCGTTCTTTGTGGAGAGTACCTTCTTGTCCACCGTGATCGGGTAGTAGTTCTCCTCGTTGAACTTCTTATACCCATACATCAGCATGGACGCTTCGTTCCCCCAGGAGGAGCACTCCTGCGCCATAAACTTCTGCATGGCATCCGCGACCTGCTTCTGTTGTGTTGTAAGATTGCTGTCCACGATAGCCTGGATCTCGGAGGCGGACAGGTATGCTCTGCCCTGCGTGACCTTTTTGTGGCGCTCATCGAGGAAGTTATCAATGGAGATGCCTCCCACTGTGTGGAGCATAGCCTGCTGCCGCTTTGCAAGCTCATACAGGCCCATGATCTGGCCGTAGGTCATACGGATGTTACCGTGTACAGTGATCGACTTTGTGGACCATTCCTGGAGCTGTTTCTGGCTCACGCCCTTCAGCGCGCCGGACTTGTAAACGCCGTGGTCTGTGCTCCCGTCCCCGATCATGTACTCCTGAGCGGTGCGGAGGTCTCGGCTCTTCATATTGTTAGCCTTAACAAACTCCTTGAAAACGGAGTCTCCACCCTTGCCCAGACCGTGGAACACGGTCTCCGGGGTAGCGTTGTCGAGTGATAAAAAATCGAGAAGTTTGTCCGTTCCGGGCCGATGGGACTGCCTGCCATGCACACTGTCTGCGTGATCCCGGATGGATTCATAGATTGCCTTCGGGCTCTGCGACTGTCTGAACAGCTCGTTCTCGTTGTTTACCGCATGCTGGATGTTCTGCAGGGCAAGGGAGATCGTGTGCAGCTCATCACTGCTCAGTGCGGCTACATTCCTGCTCGAGAGTGTCTTGAGGCGTTCATACAGATCCGGGTCGAGGAGCTGAGAGATATTCTCTGCCTCATCTTCCTTTGCTGCCTGCTCGTACAGATCGCGCACTCCCTGCATCTTCGCCCGGATGGTCGCGTTCTTGGAGGAGAGAGTGCCGTTATCCTCGAAGACATACCGATAGAACGCCTGGTATGCCTCGTTATAGGTGGAATATCCGCTCTCCGTGTAGTGCGCCTTCCCGTCCTTCTCGAAGGTACCGTCCCAGATACGGAGGCGGTACACTCCGCTCTTGTTATCGTACCGGATGTCGGGCCGGATCATGTTGATGGAGTCCAGGAACTCTGCTACAGCGGACTTGAACTCCTCCGGAATGTGTTTCTCGTCCGTGGGATGCATGAGCTGCTTGTACAGGCTGTCGTAGCTCTTGGTGATTTTCTCCAGTTCTGCATTGCGCGCCTGCTTCTCGCGGTAGTTCTTCCACTTCTCTGTGTTCTTGGCCTTGGTAAGCGCAAGCTGCTCCGCCTTGGAGTGGTACTGTGTCTTGAGTCTCGCTACGGTCTGTCGGTACTGCTGTGCCTGCCTCTCCAGTGCTGCCGCCCTCTGTTCTCTCATTCTCTGCATAAGTGCGGCCTTATCAGCGGACGCTTTCTCCTTGGCATTGAGGGTTGCCAGCTTTGCCTGGTCGGTCTTTGCATCGGAGGAAAGCGCCTGAGACCTGAGTTCCTTTGCCTGTGCCTCCAGGCTCTCTGCGGCGCTGGTTAAGCGCTTGACGTTCTCATCGTTGGAAAGGCCCTGTCCTTTGAAACTGCGGTTGGACTTTGCGATGTCCTTGCGAGCAGCGGAAAGTCTTGCCTGATAATCCTGGCTTGCTTTCTTTCTGCGCGCCTTGCCCTCGTCGATGATTCGGTCTCTGGCCGTCCGGATCCGCACGAGCGCCTGCCCCTGCGCGTCAGCCTCTGCAGCAGACAGATAGGACGTCATTACGGTATCGGCCATATCTTTTACAGCCTGCTGTGCGTCTTCCTCGTTGGAGAAGGCATACAGGGAGATAGGCTGCGCAGAGTCGATGGCATCCAACAGTTCCGTGAGCTGGTCCGTCTCGTTGGCTGATTCATCAAGATCCGCAATGCCTGCCTGCCGGAGCTGGTCCGCGATCTCACTGAACTGCTGGTCCAGCGTAGAAGGTGCGTTCTTGGATACTTTGAGCTCCGGATACTGCGCCTTCCATCCGCGGTAGTCATCACTCACCATGGCCATCTGGTCTGCAGTGAGATGGAACGGATGCGCGGCCATGATCTCCTTTACGTGACGGAGCTGGGTGTCGTCTGTCTGCTCGGATGCCTCCATCACAGGCCGGAGCACGTCGTCCATGATCCCCTCATAGTCAGAGGAACCCATGAATCCCTCGTGCGTCTTGGCATAGGAGAACACCTTGCGCAGGTTCTCGGCAAGAGTCTTGCTGTCGTAGCTGGACCCAAAGCTGTCAATGATCCCCTTGGCCGTTACCTTGAGATACTTGTCGTCTACATGCACATCAGAGAGGGCTTTCTCAGCTTCAGCCATGAGCTCGTGCCGGCGCTTTACGTCAGGATCGTCTGGGTTCTCCTCAGTACCCATAGTGGAGAAGAAGTCATCATCTCCGATGTCATTCAGAGAATGGCGGAGATCGGAGTATTCACTCGGGTGCTCTGTAGGTTTTTCCGTCTTATCTGTCTGTTCCTCGTTTGAAGCCAGGGAGTATGCTACTCCGCTCTTTGCACTCTCATCAACGCTGACGGCTTTAGAGTTCTCCACAGCCTTGTCCATCTCGTCAAGGATAATCTGCCGGATATGGCTTGCCCTATCCTCTGCCATCCGTGCCGTCCTCTGGGAAGTGCCAGAGAGATGCCCGGTCGTGATGAGGTTATGGAACGCCTCGCCGATGCGCTTGAAGTAGTCCGCGACATTCTGCAGGGCAGACTTGGGACTGCTGTCGTGCTTGTAGGTCCAGTCCGTGAACTGCTTGATGCCCTCATCCGTGGAGAACATGCCTGCGATAGAGTCGTTCACGGCCTCGCTCATGGCATCGTAGAAGGACTTGGTTCCCTCCACGGCCTGATATGCTCTCTGATACTTCTTTCCGATTGCGGCAACATTCTTGAGGCCGTCCGTATCTACGAGGTAGTCAGATACCAGCTTCTGGACGCTCTTGTAGCCTTCCGGATTGTACGCCTGCATGTACTCGCCCATGCCTTCATGGAACAGGGTATTGAGCACAGCGTCGGAGTTGTTGGTATTGATCATGACGCGGGACATCGCCCGGTCAAAGGTGCCGTTGATATTGCTCGGGGCGTCATCAGAGAGGTAGAAATCCACCCCCGTAGCCTTGGCCATGGCTTCAACGACAGGCATATAGGGAAGGGCTTCCTTGCTGTTCTTGCGGGAGTCAATCACGGATCCGGTGCCATATCGCGCCACAGACTGTCCGGAGCGCTTCACATTCTCAGAGATCTGCGCCTGTGCAGCCGCAGCCCCGGCATTGTAGATCTGCCGTGCAGTGTCAGCGTCAACCATGGCCGCAGACCCGCCGATGGCCTTGTAAGCCTCGTCGAAGTTTCTGCCTGCGCTTCCGCCAGCCTCCAGAGTTGAGAAGGTGGTATTCCATCTCCCCTCGCTCATCCCCTGAGGCGCGTCTTTGAGATACAGGTCTGCCAGCTCCTGCGTGGACTGCTGACTTGCACCGGCCACGCGGACACGTAAAGCCCGGTTCTGGATTGTATCGTTGAGGGAGTCGAGGCTGTAGTCCTTGCCGTCGATGGTTGCGTATGCCTCGGACTTCTGTGTGGCAGGATGGATCTGCACGTTGGAAAGATCCTGATTCTCCAGCACGCTGTTCGAGTTGAGCAGGATGTTGGCCTGTTTGCCCGCATTCTGTGCCATCCGGAGATCCATGGGGTCAGACTCCGAGATGTTGAGCGCATGGCCTTCCTTCGCGGCCTGATAAACCTCCTGCATGGTGGGGGAGGCCTCTGCCTTCTGGAAATCCTCTGCTGTCGCCTGTCCGTTCTGGATCATGCGTCCCTGGTACAGGTTGTAGTAAGCCTCGGAGATATCGCGTGCGGAGGCATCAGTGGACATATCGGCTTCACGCTTTGCGGCCACGAGCTCTTGCGCGGTCTGTGCGCTCTGCATCGCGGCATGGACATTCCCTGCGCCCATGTTATTGGACTTGCGCGCAAAGATCCGGTCCATGTTGTTCACTTTTTCCTGTGCAGACTCCCCAGAGTTGAGGGCCTCCTCGACCGTCTTTGCTCCCTCGGGGACAGTAAAGTGGACCTGATCGTCCGGAGTGACCTCCTGCTTTTCCTCGGAAGGCTTCCGGTTCTCGCTCTCGATTCCTTCCGCCTCATAGGCAGAGTTGTACAGTTTGGAGTACAGGGAGGAGCTCACCTTTTTCCCGGAGTCCATGCGGTCTGCGATATCGTTTGCCGCCTTGGCTGCGTCGTTGTAGTACTTCTGTGCGCCAGTATCGGTCATCCCCTCGGAGGCTTTCTTGTAGCTCTCCGCGGTGTTCCGGAAGTCCTCGGAGGTATACCCTGCGGTCTCGGTCTGTGCCTGCTGTGCGGTCTGCATGTTGTTCATGACATGCGCACCTCCGCCCAGCACGCCACCGGACAGAGCACCGGCCAGTGCATCCTGCAGAGTATCGGAGAGGAAGTCCACGTTGGCCTTCTTCTTCGCCTGCTTCTCGGTCATGCCCTGCTTCTGGTATGCAGACACAGCCTGCCTGTACTCGGAGTTCTTGCCATTAGCCGCGTCGTCGATCACGCGGTTCATGATATCGCCAGCGGCTTCCTCGGATCCCTCTACGCCTGCCTGCACGAGGATGTTGGAAAGGGTATTGCGCATGGCTGCTGCGCCCTTTTTCGTGAGGATGTCGGTGAAGGAATCCAGAGACCACGCCTCAGTCACCATCTCCGCAAGGCCCGCACCGACAGCTGCAGCCTGTGTTCCGGCGGCACTCTGTCCGCGCTCCTGGCCTTCTCTGATGCGGTCCGCATAAGCTCCAGCGCCAAAGGCAGAGGAGCCCACAAGATTGCTCAGCTTATCAACCACATAGGCAGCCTTCGTTCCGTTCCCAAGAATCTTTCCGGCGGCTCCGGAGACCTTGTTTGCGACAGGGCCCATGATCATGCCATTGACAAACGAGTCCCCGGCGGACTGCGCGGCATTGTACAGGAACTCTCCGGCCTTGCCGTAAGTCTTCCCCATATACGCAGAGTTTCCGGCTCTGTAAGCGTCCATGGCATTGTTCAGTTTGTTGCCGTAGACATTCTTTGAGGTTCCGGGGTCGGCAGACTTTGCCCCAAGCGAGTTGACGAAGGACCCAATGTTGGTAATCGGGGAGACCGCAGAAGACACGACAGCGGACGCGGCACGATTATAAAGGCCCCAGGCATCATTCCTGCCCGTGACCTGTTTGGCCTCGTCCTGCGTGTCCAGATAGTCCTTATAGCTCCTGTTGTAACCAAGATAGGAGTTCTTGTAGGTTTTGTCCGTGTCATCGGATCCGACGAACTTATTGATCTGCTCATCCGTGAGCCCTGCTGCCCGCATGGAGTTGCGCGCCTGTTCCACCTTCTGCTTTGCCGACACCACGTTGGCCCGGAGGGTAGCATTATCCTTCCGGTTGGATGTCAGACCGATGGAGGCATAGTTTGCCTCTGCATCCGCATCAGAAGCCCCGTTTTTGAGGTCAGACTGAGCCCCCTGGTACTCATCGTAGGCAGTCTGGTAGTTGTCTACAGCCTTGCGCTGTGCATCAGTCAGGGAGCCATACACGAGGTTGTGATACCGGTATGTCTCATAGGGGTTCAGCGTCGGAGCATTCTTGTCCTTGCTTGCCGCATCGATGGCGTTCTGGTATCTCTGCAGTTCAGCTTTGTCCGCATCGGATAGCTGTCCGGTCTGCCACCCGGTGGAGTCGTTTCGCCGGTTCGCTACCTGATAGGCGTACTGGTCCTCCGGAGAGGCATTCATCCGCGCCTGTGTGGCCGCGAAGACGTCCTGATCGGTCGCCTGCTTCTGCCCTGTCACAGGATTCACGAAGGGAGAAACGGAAGCAATAGCGTTCTGCAGGGCGTTGGGGACGTAGTTGTAGTTCTGCTGTGCCTGCTTGTACTGATCGGCATAGTAGTCCTCCATAGAGCCATTCTGGTCTTTGAACGGGTTGTATGCACCCTTCATGCTCGTCTGGGTCGTAGGATTGTCCCAGCTCATGAGGTTGTAGGCATTGCCCTCCCCATTCATGGAGAGCTCTTTCTTGGACTTGAGGGACTTTACCGCAGAGTCGTAAGCGGCCTGCAGGGAGGTATCAGCAGGGTTATCCTTGGCAAGGAAGGCCGTATCCTCGGAGTGCATGGACTGCTTCTGCGTGTCAATATAGCTGTCTCCGAAGTATGCCTTATACTTCTTGGAGCTATGTGAAGACCCGAGGATGTCGGAAAGCGTTTCGTGCGCAGCCTGTACCTGATCAGCGGTGACATGCTTTGCGGCCTCGTTGTAGTCGATGTATCCGGAGAAGTTGTCGTTGATCTGACCTCCGGACGTGACCTGATGGGTCTTCTTGTCAATGGCCTTCGGAGCAAAGTGCGCGGTGTTGTCGTTCTCATCGGAGATGCGCTCCTCAGAGTGCATGGCGTTCTTCTGCATGCGCAGATTGGCCGCCTGCCGTGCCGCCTCTGCCTGATCTGCCTTGCGCGCATCTTCCTGCGCCTTCAATCTTTCCTGTTGCTGCTTTCTGCGGCGCTCCTCGTCGTCATCAAACTTTGTCCCCATAGCTCTCCTTACTTTTTGTTATAACCGAAGTACTGTGCCTGCTGGATGATTCGTTTCCTGTCGGAGTCCTTGGTCTGCGCAGCATACAACGTATCGAAGTATTTCTGGATATCCTCCGGGCTCTTGCCTTCAAGCTGCTGCTCCATCTTCTGAAGCTGTGCGTCGGACATATAGCTCGGCGTCGATGATGCCACGGAAGAAGAGCTCTTGGAGGACTTGGAACTCCCGGATCCGGAGGAAATGGAGGAGCTGTTCGTGTTGCTCCACGCATTGGTGTTGGACAGGGAAGAGTTCCAATTATCCGTGTTGGACAAGGAGTTGGTTGCCTGCGCATTCTGTGCCGCCGTCGCCTGCTGGCTGATGGAATTGTTCCAGTTACTTGTGTTGCTCCAGTTACTGGTATTCGTATCGCTCGTGGTATGGCTGTGGCTGTTCGTGTCGCTCTCGCTCTTGCTCCAGTTATTGCTCTGGCTGTTGCTCCGGCTGGTGGACCAGTTCTGGGACTGCTCATTCCCGATAGTGTTGCTCCAGTTATTAGCCTTACTGTTGGAAGCGTTGCTCTGCTCGGCATTGCGCTCGTTCCAGTATTCCTGATTCCAGTACTGCCGGTTGCCAGCATAGTTCTGATAGTCGAAGTTCCGCTCATCCTGATACGCGGAGGTATCGTAAGCGCGGTTGTTCTGCCAGTCGGACATTGCATCCCGGTAGTTCTGGTAGTCGCGGTTGTACTGCTGACCGGCAAGGGAGTACAGGTTGTTGAGCCTGTTGCCCTCGTCTGTGTACTCCTGATATGCCTGATTACGCAGGGATGGTACCTGATTAGCAAGCTGCGTCAGATAGTTCTGATAGGTCTGCTGTGCGGCTGTCTGTGCATAGCTGGAGCTGTATCCTCCGGTCAGCTTTGCCGCCTGCCCCATAGTGTCCTGCATGGCCTGCTTGCCCTGCGTCTGGTACTGCTGCTTCAGCGCCTGATACATCGCATCGGCGTTCGGATTGTACGAAAACGCCTTGCGATTGAGAATCTGGCTGTACAGGCTGTCGAGCTGGTTTGTGTAGGACGAGGAAAAGGCCCCGGGCTTACTGTTTAGCGTGTCCTGCAGGCGCTTATACGTATCCTGTACCTGCTGAGATGGCACGTAGTCCTGCTGCCATCTCTCACGCTGTGCCTGTGTCTCATCAGATACCTGCCCAGACGACCACGACTTTCCTGTGGTCTGGCCAGTGCTCCCGCCCAGAGATGAGGACTGGGACTGAGACGCGCTGCCGCCCAGGGACGAGGACTGGGACTGCGACGTACTCCCGCCGATGGACGCACTGCTGGTATGGGACTGGGAATAGGTATCGCTCTCGGTATGAGAAGAGCTGCCGCCTACGGTGGAAGAGCCGCCAGACGAAGAGGAAGAACCTACTGTCTGGGAAGTGCTTGCTCCCTGAGAGGTGCTTGCCCCGTTTGTTGTGCTCCCTCCCTTTGTATAGGAGGATGTCGAGCTCCCGGATTTAGTTGAACTAGAAGATTTGCTGGATGCCATAATTTGCCTCCTATTCTGTGTTTATCGTACCGAGTGCCTACCATAATTTATAGGGCACCAAAAAGGAGGGCCGGTCTCCCGGTCCTCCCTGTTTAGATGATATCGAGGAGCTTCTTCTCCTCGGCCTCGATGCTTCTGTACTGTGCCAGTTCCTGAATCAGATCCACGCACAGCTTCGTGAGCTGTTCGATTGTACCCGACATTTCTATGAGCAGTTCAGGCGACTCCATCCCGAATCTCCTGCTTCTCCTCATCCGTGAGGTTCGGCCATCCCTCGAGAATCTCGTCGATTGTCTCCCCCGCGGCCATCCTGCGCTTTGCTACTCTGATCATGATCCGAATCTTCGCGCTCATGCTTCACCTCCCAATGCGTCGGCGACAGTCTCCTCGAGGTCAGAGATTCTCTGCTCGAGAGTTGCAGGCTTCTCTGTGCTTGCCTTCTTGGTCTCCCCGACAGGAACGTAGTTCAGGTACTCTCCCGGATTCTTCTTGACGGTATCCGGAGAAAGAACGGATGTAGCCTCGACGAATTCTGCGAAGTCATACTCGAATCCCCCAGACTCGTTTCCCCCTGTATCAGTCTCCGAGTACTCCTTGCCGTTCTCGCAGATCATATACCGAACGGAATCCCCCTCTGTGTACGCGGTCAGTTCAGGCTGTTTCCCGTCGAATCTTGCTTTTATCATATTGCGATACCACCTTTCTTGCAGAGCGTACTGCTCTGCTTGCTTGGTATTTATGATTGAATCTGTTGCTGTTTGTGTGTTTCACGAACATTCCGTAGTAGCTGACGAGTGCCCTGGCATTGACGATGTTTGGGCTCTTCTCAAACATCCGCTGTGCCCTCTTTGTTTTAACGTAGTTCCTGCGCCGCATTGTGATCCTGCCCCGATAGATCCGATACCCGAGCGCATCTATGTGTGCGTCCGGGTTCTTTGGCCCCAAATCAAGGAGCCTCCAGTCTGGTTTGATCGTAAGGCCCATGGCTTTAGCAAAAGGTAACAAGCCGTTCATCACCCTATGAAGTTCCTTGGCTGACGTTCCAAAGATATAGATATCGTCCAGGTTAATCATGACGTGCTTTACACAGTTTCGTTTCTTGCCGCGCCTCTCAACAAAGTACGTGCCCTCGATGTGATGATACAGGTCAGAGAGATACAGAGCGCACAGCCGGATGGAGAGATAGCTTCCGATCGGAAGGCCTTGGTCTGATGTACAGAGCAGGCAGTAAATCAGATATAGCAGATCGTCATTCTTCACGTGCCTTCTGAGCCACCGCATTATGTTTCTTTTACTGATGCTCGGATAGCACTTCTGCGCGTCCGCCTTTACGCCGTATCGGATCGACTCATCCTGTAGCCATCCCTGTATTACCTTGGCACCGTAGAGTGGTCCCTGGCCTTTCTTGCAGGCTATCTGATAATGACCGATTCTCCCGGCAATCTCGTCGAGCCCATCCGATGCGATGTAATCGTATATCTGCTCTTTGGTGTGCTCTATTGTGATGTGCCGGAGCTTGCCGTTTGAGTGGTCGTACCGGTCGGCATAACGGACAGGAGGGAGAGATACCCGCCTTTCTACGATCTCCGCCCGGAGCATATCTATCAGCTTTTCTTCGGAATGATCACACCATTCCAAGAGTTCTTTCACATCGCTTCGCTCGAAGGCCTTGCTGCCCTTCTGAGTAAAACACTCGTGTATTGCTTTCCGGATAAACTCTCTGTCCGTAATATCGGTATGATTGCATTTTCTCTTCATGCAAAATTTTCGATTAGTGCTGTGGTACGAGCGTTCGCTTTCCTACTAGCCCGCCTGCTTCCCAGCCACTTTGTGCATTCCGCACAGGCGCTCCGGGTACTGGCCGGAACGGCGCTTGTTATGAGCGCGCACGGTAACCTATTACTATTTACTTTTGCCTCTGCTGTTGAGGACTTTTAACACCATTGCAGCACCCGTAGTTCCAGTTCGCCCTAGAAAGCTCGTTCCTGCAATTGACATTCGCAAGGCCGAGGTTCGAACCGTTCCTCAGGTTGCCGACGGTATTACCGTACCCTTTGAGGGGAGATCCCCTCTGCCGGGCAGAGCCCGGCATTCACCCCCGGAAGCAGGGCGAACTAATCGCAGCACCCGTAGTGCCAGGACGCCCCAGAAAGCACGTTCCAGCAATGGACATGCGCAAGGCCGAGGTTCGAACCGTCCCACAGGTAGCCGACGGTATATCGCTCTCGCAGATCACCTTTGCTTCCGGATTGCGGTCCCCATACTCGGTCACCCGTTCCAAGCGCGTCAGACGATCCCACCGTGGAGGGACACATAAAGCCCCTGGTGTCCACGTCGATGTCTCCGCTCCAATAGTCTCCGGTTGCTCCGGGAATCTTACCAGCAAGCACGTAGCCTGTATGTGCGTTTGCTACATGCTTTGTTCCTCTCGGAGCAAAGTACTGGAGCCAATCCCCGTTTGCGTCCTTCTCCATAACGGCATTGGACTCAATAAAAGCCTGGCCCCACGCAAATTCTGTGCCCAGGATCCGGAAGGGATGTCTCCCATCAGCATTGGACAGATAGGAGCCATCGAGATGTCCGATAACCTTGTCGGTTTCTCCGGTGTATGTCGGATACCACTTCACGTACTCCGTGGTAGCGGTGTCGAAAGTTGCCGACACGTCCAGATTGAGTGCAACATACGTTGTGCTGTCGATTGTAACCTTCTCGATGCTTGCGATTTTCGCCCGGTCTACAATGTCGTGTGCGGCAGAACTATCCTGGTCAATGTCGGCAGATCCGAGGGAAATGCAGGCCCCTGCATACCATCCGGGGTTGCTTGCTATAAGGATACGTTTTGTCCCGGTCTCTGCATAGGCCACCACCGCCTTCATAGAATAGGTATCTGCATGGCCGCGGAAGATCTTCTGAACGTTCTTGGTGGCATACTTGATGATGAGCATCAGCATACCCCAAAGATTTCTCTCAGATCCTGCTCCCCAGTACCCGGTGCCCTTCTTCTGGAAGGCGGTAATCATCGAGTTGTACGAGATATTGTATGCCGGAGAGAGACCGGGCTGAGACCGGAGCAGTCCATCCGATGCCGTGGCTGCCGCATAGCAGGAATGCACATAGAAAGGGAGAACGGTTCCGTCGGCTTTTACAGCCTCACACCAGGGCACAAGACCAAGCTCTGGGTGCGGAGTGTCAGACATATAGAAAACATCGTAAGTCCCGTGATGCTCCACATTCCAGTAGAATGTAGCATATACGTTTCCGACATCATAGGCTCCGCTTGTGCGATATGTCGGGGATCCCTCAAGAGCAATAGGCCTTGCTGTTCCGTCGTCCTCTCTTGTGTAGTTACATCTCTGATAGGTAAAGATCGGGGATGCGGTTGCAAAGTCATCCGTGCCCGCTACGGTGTCTGTGGATGCTGTGCAGGTAAGTCCAACAGAATCCCGGAGTCTTTCTCCCATAGAGGTGGTATTGGATGCAAACCGATAGATCTTGGTTGCGAATACCTTGCCGTTTCTCTCACGCGCGTATCCCTTTACAATCTGCTTCTCAAGTGCAGACAGGGATGAAGTATTCCCCTCCTGGGCTTCCGCGATCGCCTCAAGCGCCGCGCTTGTTCTTGCTCCGTGATCGTATCCCGGAAGGTCAAAAACCTGTGCCATTCATTTCCTCCTTACTCGTTATAAAACACAGCCATGTGGCCGGTGCTTGGGTTAATGCCGATGCTGTAAGTTGCCGCCGCTCCGTATCCTGCAGCTTTCGTTGCGGCCTCTTCTGCCGCCGCTGCTGATGCAGAGGCGTTAGCCTCATGCTTTCCGGCAGACTGTTCAGAGCTGGAGGCGGCTGACGCAGAATTGGCTGCCGCTGCTGCTGATGCCGCCGTTTCGGTCGCTTTCTGTATCGTTGTGGCTGCCGCGTTGGCGGCTGTTCTTGCATTCTCCTCGACGTCATCCGGGGAGAATACGAAGTAGTACCAGCTAGTTCCGTCATCCGTAGGCTCTACGCCGGTAAGGTCGTCCTGCTTTGCACAGAATATTGAGTTCTTGTAATGGACCAAGTCGTTCTTCACATACGTCTCTGTAGCGCTGTATGTGCCCCGGTCCGTAAAGCCCACAAGCGAGAGGGCTGTGTATCCACTGGGAATCTCCATGTTTAACCTCCGTAAGACTTGAACAACAGCCGGTTCTTATACACAGCGAATGAAGTACGGCTCGTGTCCTTGAGATACAGTCTGTTGTTCTGATAGGCGAACACCGGAAGGACGTACTGTGCATAGTGAACAGTTATGTCTGTGTTTTGTGCCGTCTTCTCCGCATCCTGCGCTGCGGCCTGCGCGTACTTCTCTGCGTTTGCCTCGGACTTTGCTGCCGCCTGCGCGCTCTCTATGGCAGAAGAAGCGGACTGTGCAACGCTCGCGGCCTTGTCTCCTGCTTCCTGCGCTGCGGCCTGTGCTTTTGCCAGCTCGTCTGCGATGCCTTGAGAAGAAGCCTGTGCCTGCTCTGCATATCCCTTTGCCGTATCGACATGCTCCAGGGCTTCCTTAACAGCCGCCTCGGCTTCCTCCTTTGCCGTAACCGCGTCGGAGTATGCCACGCTTGCGCTCTTGCTTGCGCCCTCGGCCTTGGTCTGCGCATCCTTTGCATTGTTCGCTGCATCCTCTGCTGATGCCTGTGCGTTCGATGCCGCCTGCGCGTATTCGGATGCCTCAGAAGACGCATTAGTGGCACTCTGTGCAGCCTGCTGCACTTCTGTTACCTTCGCACTCACGTCCGAGGTAATTCTGCTCATAGCATCCCGAAGCTGTGTTTCTGCCTGCTTTGCCCGGGACGTCTCCTGCTCCACCATGCTGACCGCGGCAGAGGTATCAGCAGACTGCCTGTCTGCCTGCTCATGGAGGTCTTTGTCGTGCAGGATGTACTCCTCTCCCGTATCGACATCCAGGACTTTATAGATGTCACTTTTCATTGTCCTTCTCCTTCTGCAGCTGCCTAACTAGATAGTTGAGCTTGTCCGTGACGTCGGAAGCCCAGGTATCCAGCAGGGCGATGTTCTCCCGTGGCGTATCCCTGTCGAGGACCGGCCGCTCAAAGACAATCTTTATCATCTCTTCTCACTCACCTCCTCGACAGTGCTCTGCATGGTGTAGATTCTCACGTCTCCGTGACCGGAGAAGCGGATCCGGTAGTGATCACAGCGGAACGGAGAGATGTCGAAGGACTTGCTCTGCACATCTCCGTGGCCACGCATGACCCCGACATTCTCGAAGGGACGCCCATCGTAGGCGATCTGTACCACGATCTCCGATGTAGCAGGGATGTATGCCCGGAGTGTGATCCGCTTGAGGAGCTTGTAGCCTGCATACTCTAGTCCGATATCACCCGTGGTTGCGGACCAGCTCACGTACTCCTCGGATACCATGGGATTCAGGAACATGGAGTTCTCATTGGACCCTACGCCAAAGATCTCGGTCTTCGTCGCCGCATAGATCTGTCCGTTTTCTCCTGCCGTGAAGCACTTAACTCTGAGATTGTCGTACTTGGTCCAGATCCCGTACTGCAGGTCATAGACCAGATAGACCGGATTGCCCCGCACGTCCTCCATCACAATGTGGTAACGATTGAGGCATCCTCCCGCTACGGCATCGTAGTACATCTTGCCCCGGCCAAACGCCTGGGAGATGGATGTCGGGTTGCTCCCGTCGTAGACAACAACATCGGACGGGCTTTTGTAAATCAGGTACTCGTTGAGCTTGACGATGGACTTGTAGGAGCCATCCTGCACACCTCGGCATGAGTTGGTGATTAGCTGAAATTCTGACGGGGCGGCGCCATAGATTTTGAGCACGTAGTCCTCCTTGAAGAAAGTAGGATATCCGTGATACTCGACAGCTCCGGTGAATTTTTCACCCATGCCAATAGACAGTGCGTAGGAATCCGTTGAATCCCCGGCATACGTATACCAGTTCTTGAAATCACCCAGCTTGGAAGCATAGATTTCATTTATCAGTCCGCCGTAGCCATCCTCGCCGTAGTGGCATCCCCACACGCGGTTATTTGCCACGCACACGTAGTCCAGAGTAGGGATCTTGCGCGTGATGGTCAGCGTCCACGTTGCAGATGTGATCTCGGTATCGGTAGCCTTGGGCATGAGCCCCTGGACCACCATGTAGTCATCGGCAATGGCCTGTATGATGGAGCCGTCGTTGATATCCGGATATTTGGTGTTCAGCGTGACCGCGTCACCTTCGGCAAACTTTTCTGTTAGATGGGCCCCAGGGATCGTGATTTTGATGTACGTGCTGGCGATCCCCTGCCACTGCTTCGCGTTGGCATCCCACAGGTACAGTCCCCACTCTCCATCCTTGGTATCAAGCCAGTATGCTCCGGCAGATGGAGACTCCGGAGCGGTCTCTGACACTGTAGGGTTGTACTCCGCGCCGGAAATCGTTGTCATGCTGTACGTGATCGTCGTCCCGGAGGCGATGGAGATAGACTCCTTAATGGGTCCGTACTCTGCCGTTTTGGAGAGGTTTATCCAGATCCCCGCGGGGAAAATCAGAGCGTAAGCCCCAAAACGCACAATCTGCTGGTCGCTCTCCGAGTCGTCCCCGAAATACTCCGACAGGTCTATTGACACCGTAGAGTAGTGGAACGTCTTGCCTGCAAGGTAGGCGATATTTCCGTTTGCCAGCATTGCCCCGCGAATCACGTCCTCGCCGGTATCTATCAGCTTGGGCCTGATCTTGCGGGGAGAAAGCAGCGGGTAGTTGTCGCTGCTCATGTTATCCTCGTCGTAGAACTCCCCCGCTCCAATCCGCGCATTGTGATTATAGCCGAGCCAGGTTTCCACCATGCCAAAGGTGTTAGCGTTGTCTACTACCGTTGGTAAATACATTACATGCCTCCCCGGTGCAGGAAGTGGTGCGGTTTGGGCTGAGGGGCGGCATGAGAACGGGAATACCAGTTAAGCAGCTCTCCAAACGCTGTGTTAAACCTCTGCGATGCCGCATTGTACCGGTCCATGTCGTTGCGGTCCCACGCAATGGCCTGATCAATGTAGAGCAGATAGACAGGGAGAAACGCCTCGGGGGCGAGTACATCCGTATCCATGGTGTACTCGATATCCTGTGCCTTGGCGGCCTTGCTGATGTAGAGCACACCGTCCTCAGCCCACATCTTTTTGCCAAGCGGTGACTTGCTTGAGTGTGTATCAATGATGTCTGCCTGGATCCTGTTGTCACAGTCGTGGATCAGCGTGAGCTTTAGGCTGTCGTCAATCTCATTGGAGATCTCTGCGTTATACCGCGCGATGATGTCTGATACTTTCATGTCTTTTACCTAGCAAAAAAGGCAGGGCACCTAGATGCTCTGCCCTCGTTTTTTTAACCAGATGTTGCTTTCTCCGCGTAGTCAGCGGCGACGTCCTGCATCTCCTCGGAGCACTTGAGGACATCGGCGATCGGCTTGGGGACCTCGACAGAAACCCCGCGCATGATCTTCATGCCCCGGCCATTGACTGCTACGTAGAGATAATTCTCGCCGTGCTTGTCTGTGGACCTCGGGAGCTTTACGGTCACCTTCTGGTCCCACTCTCCGCCGGATACGGTAAGGGTTCCGTCCGGCACTTTTGCTGATGCTGCCATTTTGCCTCCTTAGTTTGCGGCGTCGGTAGCCTGCAGGGAGGAGCTGGACTCAATGCGGATCATCCTCTCCTGATACAGGACCTTTGCGCCGTGCGTGGCCTTCCAGCCGATGGTCCCGCGCTGGTTAAGGGGATCTGCTGTACCTGCAGAGCCCACGGCCTTTACGATGACCTCGGCATTCTCGGCACTCTGTGCGATGCGTGCATAGGCGTCAGCACCCATCACGATGGTTGCATACACCTTTACACCGGTGCTGTTGGCCCAGACCTTATCGTCTGCATCCTCGATGAAGCGCACGCCGTGGAGCTTTCCGATCTCGCCGTTGTAAATGTTCTTGGGGTCCGCGTACTTCTGGGTCTCGATCCAATCCTTGGACTCCCTAAGATCGTAGGAGACAGAGGGATGGATGATAGCCACGAAGTCACCGTTGATCTTGGGCGTGTGGGCCTTCTTCAAAATGGTTGCGGCCTGGTTGATGAGCGTAGGGGAGATAAGGTCGTTTGCGGTCAGCGTGTCGCGGCTGGTCTTGCCGCCTGCGAACAGGACGTTGGTGCCGGTCATGACCTCATTGCGGGTGATGATGTTGAGCGTGTCTGCCATCTGAGCAGAGTGCTCCTTGGTGATCTCGGCCACGATGGGGTCGATGGCCTCGGTCTGCAGTCTGTCGGAGACGGTCGTGTAGTCGCCGTACTGGTCGATGGAGCCAGTGATCGCAATCACGTTCTGCTTGTTGCCGTCCGGAGTAACGCCCTCGGTCAGCGGCATGGTTGCGGGAGCGTAGGTGCTGATCTTGCGCCACTCGATCTTGTTGCCGGAGTTTGCCGGAATCGCCTGGACCTTGCCGAACTGGTTGAAGGTGTGGTCGTGGCGTGCGTTCTCGAGCAGCTCCTTGCTGTAAAACACCTTCATTTCCGGGGACAGATCGTTCCCGTCGGCCTTAAGTGTGGTTGTCTGCGTATTCGGATTTGCGAAATACTGCAGGAACATAACGAGCTTGTGCTTCATAGTGTCCTTTCCCTCAGGTAAAGGAGATCTTTTCTCCTCTCTGAGCTCTTGCGATGTAGTCGTCGATCTGCTCTCTGGAAAGGCTGTTGATGTCTACTGCGGCTGTGCCTGCGGAGGCTCCGGTGGTCCCATTCTCTGCCGGCCTCTTGGATCCGGAGCGGACGGAGTTGGAGATCTTTTGCGCTGCCTGCTGCTGCGCATACTGCATGCCGCCGGTCATCAGCTCATCGAAGTGCAGGGAGGTGTATGCCGTCCTCACTGCATTGGCCACCCCGTTGTGCTGGAGAGTCGCAAGCATGCTGGCAAACGCAGGATTCTGCATCTCGGTCTCCAGGCTAAAAGACGGGAACTGTGCCTGCATGGCCTGCGCCTGTGCCTGTACGTTCTCCCACTCTGCCTGACGTGCCCGCTGCTCCGCCTGTGCCTTGTACTGTGCGTTCTCACGCTCCAGAGCCCTGTACTGGCGGTAGTCATCGACGGTCATGCCCTTGGCAAAGGCTTCCTTCTCCAGCGCGTCCTGGTCATTGTCCAGGGCCTGCTGCAGTCTGTCGATTGGGATGCTCCCGTCCGGGTTGGTCTGGATGCCGTAGCGATGTGCCAGCTCCCTGACCACGGGGTCAATCGCGTTGATCCTGCCCTGAAGGTCCTCCTGATTCCGGAAGCGCTTCTGGATCGCTCCCTGGACCGCCTTTGCGTAGTCGTCCTTGTACTTCCCTTTGATCAGATCGTCAAACGATGGTTCTGCAGGTGCCGCCTGCTCTCCGGAGGTCTCGCCCTCGGATTCTGTCGCTGAGCCTGTGGTGTCCGCGGCACCCTCATCTGCGGAAGTTTCGGCCTGCCCTGCGTCTCCCTCCTCGTCAGCAAAATACTGGAGGTTGAGCAGGTTGTGAATGAATAATTCCATGTAGAAGTCCCCTTTCTATCTGTGGTAGGTCACGGCCCTTTAAGGCTTCTGCATTTATCTAACAGCTTTTTCTAATGTCTGTATAGGTCACCTCTGCGTTGGAGGGGTACGCCTCAGCGATCGCCTGCAGGCCCTCCAGAATTCCTTTGGAAAAGTCCAGGATCCTGTCTCCGGACGATCTGATGTGCGCCTCTCCCCCTCCCGGAAGGTCGATCATGGTGTCCTCTCCGATCTCGTCAGCCCTGATGGCCAGCGTCTGCACGAGAGCAGAGATCCCTGCGCACACAATGTCATCGCCTGCGGGAGCGTACCCGGAGTGCCCGGAGACGTCCAGGGCAAAGCTATCGGCGCCGTATCTGTACTCTATCCTTGTCATGTCGGAGTGTTAGCCTGTGATGCCTGTTGTCGCGCCCTCGCAGGGATGGGATTCTCACTGCTTGTCTTTGTGAGCTGCGGGATCTGAGCGTTCGCGGATCCGCCCCCGGCTCCCTGCTGTGATGCATTGTCCAAGTTACTGTTGATCTGCTGTGCGGTCTGGTCCCCTAGATTGGTCTTCCCTCCCGTGAGCTGGTCCACGATCTGGGAGAGCTGGAGCATCTGCTGCTGCATCTGGAGCATTTGCTGGTACATCCCGCCGTTCTGCTGGACTTTCTGCACCATCTCCTGCTTGCCCTCGAAATCCATCATGTCCAGGCAGGCAAGGGCTTGATCGGCGTACTGAGGATTAAAGAAGCCGCTGTTGTAGAACTGCAGGGCCATATCATTCTGGGATACCCGACTGTAGGCTGACTGCTTTTCAGCTTTTACGTCGATGTCAAACACCGGCAGGCGGTACCCGAAGTCCACGCCAAAATCATTGCCCTGGTACTGTGGCTTCAGTCCTGCGTTGCTGTAGGAGACAAACTCCCGCTCTCCCTGCTGACCTGTGATCCGGAACTGCCGCGGGAGGTCGTAGAACTGCCGGATCAGCTCGATCACGAGGTTGACCACCTTCCGGTGTGCCTCATACGTCGTTGCGATCTGGTCTCGGCTGGTCTTGCCGGAGCTCTCCTGCAGGGCGGCGATGCCGGATGCGGATGTAACGCCAGAGGATACCCCGCCTGTGGTGACGTCTCGGTTGCCCAGCACCTCTTTAAGCTCGTCCACCTTGTTCTGAAGGATGTCGATATAGTTGCCAGAGACGATGTTGGGTGTCTGGATGGGCTTTACGCTGTCATCCCCCAGGGATGTGTCCGTGTGGACGATCAGCTTATGGGGATCCGCAAACTCCTCCTCGTTGATGCCTCCATCCGCCCGCATCATGTACCGCGGCTGTGCACCGTACTGCACGTTTTTCTCGAACGCGGAGTTAAAGATGTCTATGGACGCCTGCGCGCTCTTACCAACGTCGATGAGCCCAAAGCCGACGGGCATGCCCTGCTCCGGCCAGAGGACATCGAAAACAAAGGGATACAGTGCGTGATCATATAGCCCGCGTTCGGCTACGCTCTCTCCTACAGGCACCTCCTCGGTATGCGCTGTTCCCGTGGGATTGCCCTGCTCATCCACATCCGGGACCTGCTGTGCGGCAGTCTTGCGGCTGGTGTCGTTTTCCGTGGCATACAGCACCACGTCTCCCACAAACTTGCAGTACTGCAGGGTTGTCTTGCCGTTGATCACCTTTTTGTAGTACCAGTCGATCACGGCAGACTTGTTGGACGTGTCGATGGCATCATCGTACACGTACTTGGTGAGGATGCTGTTCTGGGACTGGCTCAGTGCATTCCCCGCCTGTGGATATGCGGACTTAATGAGGTCGTTGTCCACCAGCTCCACCGAGAATACGTTGGCAGACTGCTGGATGTCAGTGATCCCTGGCTCCCAGAACAAAGAGAGGAGGTCCATGGACTTGATCGTGATGTCCCCCAGACCGTTGAGCTTGCCCTGGTCCCAGAATACCCCGAACACCCCGGTCCCGGTCTTGAGCTTGTACCATGCCTCATCGCTATAGACGTTGCGGTAGTCTGCCTGATCCATCACGACAGGGATGACGGAGGACAGCCTCTGCGCCTCCTCCACGTCTCCGGGCTCGCGAGGCAGGATCACCGTGCCGGGGAAGTTGTCCATAAAGTCAGCGTGTTTGGAGATCACGGCGTTAAAGAGCCATCCGGACGCAGGCTGTGGATCGTCCTTGGTCTCTTTGGTCTCCATGTCGCTCCAGTGCCGCATTCTCCACCACTTCTCGTTGTGTACGATACGATCTTCCAGATTTTTCTTGCCGTCCTTGTACTTGCGCAGTATTCCGTAGGCCTTGCGTACCTGCTCCGGGCCTATCGCCTGTACTACCGGCTGTGTCGTGTTGTCTCCCATTAGTGCACCTCGTATCCATGCTCGATAAATCTTGACTTGCGCTTAGCTACTCTCTGGTTGAGAGGATCATCTCCATACTCCCTGGTCTCCTGCGGCTGTGTGGGCTTGATCGGACGAGCCATGCACACATATCTCCACGAGTCCATCGTGTGGTCCTCCAGATCTGTGTCTAGGTCCTCTACTCTATGCTCGTCGTACTGCTGGAGCTGTATCGTCCGGATAAACTGTGGGCAGGAGGAGAAGACGTAAAACATCGGGATGCCGTTAGCGTCAAACTGCAGGCGGTAGTGGCACTGCATCCACCCGGACATCCTCGCGTGGTCGCCCTTTTCGAAGAAGATTCCCTTCTTTTCCGCGGTTTCGGCGATGCTCTCGCCTCGCTCTGCGTCCCAGATCGCAGGATCTGCGATGTGTCGCACCTTCCGCCCTTTGAGATAGGGATGCTGCTCCTCTATCTCCCGGATATGTTCAAACTGCTTTTCCGCTGTGATCCTCATGCCCTCGTTGGGCTCTCCGTTCCATCCGTACCACTCTAGTATCAGGTACATGATCCCGGACTCATCAATGGCGTACCACTGGCAGGAGAAGGGCTTACTGTACCCATAGTCGTACCCCATCATGTAGGTCCAGTGCCTTGGCGGCTCGAAGGGCTCGATGACGTGGGTCCAGGCGGACTGTGTGGGATCCCCATTGCGGAACTCCTCGAAGAAAGCGCCGGAGAGCACGTTCCAGTCTCCGTCCAGCCATGCCTTGCGCAGCTTGGGAGGAAGGGCCTGCAGGTACTTGATGTAGTCCGGATCCGCGTCCATGAGCGCCTGGTTATCCGTGACCTTGCTCTGGATAAAGCTGTAGTCGTCCGGATCCTCGGTATCCTCGTAGCTCCGGTCGATAAATATGCGCTTGATGTACTGATGCCCGATCCCTCCCGGGTTGCAGGTATAGTAGATGCGCTTGGGAAAATCGTTGGCTCCTCGGCAGCAGGCAGTGATGATCTTGAGCTCCTCCTCGGACCACTGCGTAGCCTCGTCAATAAAGATCACATCCCATTCGTTACCCTGTATCTTGTCCAGATCTGCCTGCCGCTGGGCAAACACGAACTCGGTCGTGCTCCCATTGATATAGGTGAGCCGCTTTTCCGTGCGATTGTACGTTGCGATCCTGGCCTGCGTGCACATCGTTACCAGCACTCTGATGTGATTGCGCTCCAGCTCTGGGTATGTCCGCCTAAAGATCGCTGTGCGGATCCCTGGATGTTTGAGGCACAGCAGGATGTCCTTGGTCCTCACAGCCCAGGACTTTCCTCCTCCACGCGCGCCGCCGTACCCTACATGTTTGTGATGGTCCAAGAGGAACGGCCGCTGCTTTTCCGATGGTCTGTCCAGCTCAATCACCGTAGCCATCGGCATCTCCTCTGAACTGTACCGTCACCTCTGCGCTAGTGTTAATCTCCGGCTGTATGCCATACCACGACGCGAGCTTGTCCATCGCGTTCTGGATGTCCGCCTGCCTGACTGTCCGCTGGACCTTGGTCACATTCCCCTCCCCATCGTACACGGTGGTCTCATCGCATACCTTCCCGGAGGCGATGTCTCTCAAGCGCGATACGATAAACTTCCGCATTCCCTCTGCGCTCATCTCATCGTTAGATACGATTTTGCTTCTAGCCTCCTCGTACCTTGCGGCTACCTTGGGCTTTTTGAGCGTTCTGCTAGCCTGCGAGTCTATGTTCTCTGGCTTCCACCCCTCGCACCCATACGCTTCTTTGTATGCCTCTCTCTGGCTCTTGCCCGAGATCAGGAGCTGCACAAACTTCTCCTGCTTCTGCGTCAGCGGACGGGACTGACTATCCTGTTTTTCTCTGTCCTTTTTCATACTTATCATTCTACCGGCCCCCTTTTTGCCAGGATAGGCCACCACCTTTGTGCAATCTCCATATGTGGTACCACATATGTTTGTGCACTTTGCCGATTGTATATCCTCTCGTATGTGGTACCATATAGTTGTCCCCAAGAGAGAGGGACACACACAAAGGAGGAAAATAAGATGACAAGAGAATTCACAATTTCTGCTAGGCAAACAAATAGCGCAAATACCGCAGACGGTTATCTCGAATGGCAGGAAGTAGACGAGTGGAATGCAGAGAATGCTGAGACCGCCATCGATCAATGGATGGACAACATGCGTTATGTTGACGACCGGTTCGTGCAAACTGGTGCTAGTAGCTATCGGCTGGACGATATGGAATTTGATGTCAAAGCCGAAGTAGCCAATGTCGGGTAAATGGCGCATAGAACAAAGGAGATTTAAAATGACAAGAGAAGAGCTTACACAGAGACTTGAGGCGGTAACAGAGGACGGCGTTGCTACCTGGTACGCAATCCACCAGACCCCGGAAGACATCGATGATGGAGACGGCTCCACCAATCCGGAGGAGGCAGCAGAGATGGCACTCCGCGAGGGGGCTGACAACATTGTGCTGATCTATGACAACGGCATGGACGAGGCATACGCAAGGGTAGACATCGAGTGATTGTACCCCGCCCCGGGGGTAAGGAGGCATGAATGGAGACCGAGGCTCAGAAGCGGGCGCACGAGAGGTATTTAGGCAAGTTCGAACAGATCCGGATCCGCGTTCCACTGGGGGACCGCGAGAAGATCCAGGAGGCTGCAAGGGCCGACGGCAAGTCCGTCAACGCCTGGATCACCGGGCTCATCTACGACAAGATCAGATAGCAAAGCAAGGAGGTCGGGATTTTCCCGATCTCCTTTTTCTCATTCTCCGTATTGCTCAAAGTCCAGATACAGTGGGCATGAGGTGTACAGCGTCAGGCAAAAGTCTCGCTTGTACGCCTCTTTGTCTGCTTTGGTTGCAAAGTCGTGCGTAGTGTGCAGCCCAATCATCCCCTTGCAGCGTATCTCCAGTGCCCGCTCCTTGCAGTAGTATGGGCACTTAACGTACACGTCCTCACGATAGTCAGTCATTCTTGTCTTACCTCTAGTGCTACTCCTATCTCCTGCTTGTACAGCTTCCTCGCCTGCTTGGAGCTCCGGATTCCAAGCCCCTGCATGTCCGACAGCAGTCGCCGCATCCTCTCGGCTCCCCATCCGCATTTACGATGCAGTGCCACAAACACCAGGGCGTAAAAAGTCGGCTTGATCCATCGTATCTGCCTGGATCTCATGCACCGATACTCAGGGATGGACTTAAATTGATACTCTACATCGGCGTTGAGAAAGGCCAGATCCCTCCATCCCGGTCCGTCTGCATCAGGCTTGATCTCGATCCCTGTCTCCTCGTCGAGTATCTGTATCATGCTCCTCCTGGGATCAGCCGAGCACTCATCTTCGACCTCCTGCACCATGTCGATAAAATCTCCGATCCGCTTGCTGCCCCATCCGTATCTCCGATGGAGTGCTATCCCGGCCTCGCACAATACGATCTTGCTGTCCTCCAGCTGGTGCCTCAGTGCATCCGCATCAGCCCGCCTGATTGCCTGCGCTATCTCTCGATCTGTCATACAGCGCCCTCCCTCGTGCCTTACGCCTTGCGATCTCCTCATTGCTAAGTTCTACTCCGTCGTCCCAGTACACATCCTCAAGCGGCTTGTGCCCCGTCCGGAATCCCCACAACGGACAGCCTGTTGCCGTGCATTCCTTGACCTCGTTGCTATTACCACAGCAGCAATCGAGGCACCTTGCTCTTATCGCCTTCATCGGCGTCAGCTTACGCTTCATACATGCCCTTTCTTGCGTTTGTTCTCGTCTCTGCGCTAGATCAAATCGATGCAACACATGGAGGCGGCATACTTGTACCCCTCCATGCTAAATCATTTTCTCCTTGCTCTACGCCTTAGCAAAGCGTCTAGTCTGCTCTCCTGTATTTGCGCCGGATCCGCGCAATGATCACCTGCATCCGGATCCACGAGATAGCCCCGTCCCTGTGTGCAGTGTGGGCCTGCAGGATCTCTGCCTGCATCCGGCGCTGTTTGGTGGACCATCGCCTGATCCACTCGTACTGCTCCTCGTCGTCAAGCCTGCTCATATCTCCCACTCCTCCGGCCCTCCCTCATCGCAGGCACACCCATCGTGCCCGCCGATGTTCAAGTACCTACAGCCTTTGCAATCGTATGAATGTGTCTTGCAGTACTCCTTCAGCACTTTTGCCGGATCTACATCCTCCAGCGCCCCCAGAGCCTTGAGCGTGTCGATCGCAGGCCCTATGTCCCCTCGCTGCATCATGTCTGCAATCATGGGGATAACTGCATTGCAGACGTCCTTATATCTCACCAGCTTAGTGCTCATCTTTCCTCCTCTTTGACCATGAAAACCGGCCGGACCCCGATGACGAACGAGGCGTCCCCGTCGGCCGCACAGCCGTTGGCGGCGACAAAGCAGAACTCCGTCGAGATGTCGCGAACCGTATTCGCGAGCCACCCCCATTCGGGTTCTCCGCACCTTGACGCCGCGCGGTTGTGCGCGCCCTTCATGAGCGGCCACTGCTCATGGCCATCTGGCTCGCGCCATTCCGGTAGCTTATCGCCGAATATTTCGCCGGCAAACGGTATCCGGAGCAGGTCACCGTTCTCAAACGGGACCATCCGGTCGCCCCAGTCGTCGAAGAGGTCGAGGATCTCCTTGCTCCTGAGTGTCTCCCTGAGGTCGCTCTCCGCGTAGCCGCCCTTGTTGGTGTTCTTCCTGTTCATCGGATAGGCCTTGTCGAGGTACTGGTCCAGCAAGAAGATGGCGCCCTTTGGCGTGATCTTCTGACACGTCGCCGTGTAGTGATCGACGCTGATCTGATCGCCGATCTTGGGGCAATCTGTTTCCACTTCTGTCACTCGCTTAACTTTCATCTTCCGCTCCATTCTCCTGCTCGTCCATCTTCGCGCCGCATCCTTCGCAATACTGCGGCACATAGTCATCTTCAACCGATCGTTCCGCCCCGCAGTTGGAACAGCGGAGCGTAGCCCATACGTGTGTAAATGCTTCGTCGCCTTCACTGTCTGTATCAATTACGTCCCAGTGCGCGTGTACTACTGGCTTTACGTCCTCCTTTGGCATCTCCATTACATGCTTGCGGATGTAGCTTGCCTCATGCGCTGCCTCCCGGTCGTCGATTTCACGCATCTCATCCTCTTCCGTCTCCAGCCACTCCATCAAATCCTCGCGGCTAATCCAGCTCATTCCTGCTCCTCGTCGTCCATCCTGCTCATATTGTCCATGCCTCTGGCGCTGTTCTGGCTGTGCGGATGGCAACTTCTCGATAATATTTTCAAACGCACCGATATCTGACGGTTCACATCCGTACCATTCAATAAGCGCATCAATCGCCGCCTGTCTGCTGATTAAGTCACTCATTTCTCACCCTCACTTTCTGCATTGTATGGCTCCGGTAATGGCATCCATGCAGTGACTATTAACTCCAAATAATCTCTACCGTACCATGTTTCAGCATATTCATCATAGTACCCGACCATCTGTCCCATATCCGAATTACACCACACGTCAATCCTCGGCTCCGGCAACCGCTCACTGCATGGTATCCACCGCTGTTCTGGCTGTGCGGCGGGCAACTCCACCGATTCTAACCATCTTTTTCTGCATTCATCACTTAGTCTGAAGCAATCATCCTTTTCAAAACCCGGGCATTCGTTGCACCAATCTCCAGACTGCCCAACAAAAGCGCCGTCATACTCGCACATTCCACAAACAGAATCATCTACTTTTGATTCCCTTATATCCCGTAATATTTGTTCAAACCTGTTAATAATTCCGTTCAGCGCTTCAATCGCCGCCTGTCTGCTGATTAAGTCACTCATTCCTTATCCTCACTTTCTGCCTGTTGCCTTTTCCATTGTTCAAACTCACATTGCTTCGTTCCCCTTACGCATTTTGGATTATCGCAAAATGCACATATTAAGTGATGCATTTTCGTTTCTGAAATTTCGCTCATGTTTTCTCACTTTCTGCTATCTTCTGAGCACTTCTTAAATATCTCCGTATGTTTTCATCCCTCTTACTCGCTTTCTCCCTCGTCATCTGATCTATAACAGCCTTGTACGGTTACATCTGCATCGCCAATGTCAAATCGGCTCTTTGCTTCTTCTTCGGAGTTAGCTTCGACTTCGACCTCAAATGTACCGTATACGATGTATTTATTCTTCATTCCTTATCCTCACTTTCTGCCTTATATGGTTCGGGTAATGATTGTTTATTATGATGTCATTCCGTCACCTCAATCCGTATACACTTCGCCTTTAGGATAGCCACAATTTGCAACTCGCCATCTAAATTCTAAGGTTATATACCATTTTATAAACGTAAGTCCAAAACATATGTGATTCCAGTCAAAACGCTCATAATATTGGATTCCGCCGAATAGTCCAAATTTTTCATTTGCTTTGCCAAAATAAAAGGCAACTCGGTTCTTTTTACTTTTAAATGTTTTTATTATCATTCCGTCACCTCACTTTCCTGTGGCTCAATCATTTTTGCGCCACAATGCGGGCAGTAATTCCACGCACTAAACATCTCAGTATTGCAGTTAGAACATTTGTATACAGTTCCGTCTACGTAGGGGATTAACTCTCGCTTGCACGGTGGGCCTCCTCCCATCTCGCCTTAAATCGCTCCCGCTTAGCGTGCGCAACGCGCGCCACCTCTGAGCTATCAAAGACTCCGACCTCATCTATGCAGATCAAAACGTCCGCTGCCTCCTCGATGATCATGTCCGATGCCTCGGTCGCGGTCACGGGAGTCGGATTTTCGTTTCGGATGATCCGAGCCATCTTCAACGCCGCTTTCGCAAGCTCTGTGCATTCTTCCGCCATCTGTTCGTACATAGCGGGTTCTCCGATCTGATCAAGCATGTATCCCATTTCAGCCTCCCAAAATGTCCATCACATCCCCCAGGATTCTTCTTGCTTCATCCTCTAACCCGCTTACATACGGGGTAGTGCAATTCTCCGCCATACGGACTGTCCGTGCATGCTCTTCCAGGATATAGCTTCGGATTTCCTTCTCCCTCTTCGAGAGCTTTGACTTCTTCTTCCAAAACATCGCTTTTCCTCCAGCCTCTAGTTAAACGGCAACGCCTCGTCGATCTCCCCTGGCACCGCCATAAATCCGTCCGGCTCTTCTTTTGCCTGCGCCTGCTTGCTCTCGCAGAACTCCCAGTGATTAACGATCACATCGGTGGTATAGACCTTTACGCCCTCCTTGTTGGTGTAGGAACCGGTCTGGATGCTGCCCTGCACCGCGATCCTCTGCCCCTTGTGGAAGTATGTCCCGATCGCATCGGCGGTCTTGCCGAACGCCTTGCAGGAGATAAAATCCGCTCCCTTGTCCTTCCCGGTCCTGTCTACCGCGATGGTGAAATTCACCACGCTCATATCCCCGCTCTGGGCACTGATCGTCCGGATCTGGGGATCCCTGGTCATGCGGCCCATAAGTACTACGATGTTCATGTCTTCCTCCTTTACAGGTAATTCTTGCCAAAAATCTCCATCCACTCACTACGCGAGTGTTGAGTCTCAAAGTATCGCTGTGCATCCTGCCGGAGCTCCAGATCCCCGACGCCTTTATCGTGCAGGGCCCTGTGGCACTCCCGGCACAGGTATACGGTAAGGCCGTACTTGTCTGCCGCCTGCCTCCTGGATCCATGCACGCAGTGGTGTGTATCCGGATGCTCTACCCACCGCCCGCACAGATAGCAGTGATGCGGCCTGCTGCCCGGGATCACAGGTCTACGTCGGTGGAAGCGTCGATCTTCTTCTTGACGTTCGCCAGCCCGCGCTTGTTCTTGATCTCGTACTTGGTCCCGCGTGCTGTCTCGATCACGACCGACTTGCACATCCCAAGGCGGATGGGCTCCACCGCCTGGTCGATGAGATCGCACACATCCTGCTCCTCATCCTCACCCGCTACGCTTCTGATAAGCTCCATGTCTGTCATACTGTTCCTCCTTCCAAAAACCGCAGGAGCTTGGCCTTTGTCTCCTCGCTCATGCCCTTGCACTCCTGCACAATCTCTCTGTTGCTTGGCCGCTTATCCTCAATTCTCGCGGCCTTCTTTTCCTCCAGCTCTGCCTGTGCCTTCTCCTCAAGCAAACGCGCGGCAGACATCGGTGTTCTCGCTTTGATCTCCTCCCTTTGCTGGATTGTGTTGTACGCCCGGATAAACTGGCTGTGCTCCACAGTCTCAAGCTGCTGCGTGTCCAGCATCGCCATGTCCCTGAGCGCCCCAGGGGAGCCTATGGCCATCTTGATCGCATCCGGGAAGGCGTTATAGGTCTCCTGCGCATCTCTCAGTGCGTGCTGTACAGCCAACTCAACCACACGCCAGGCCTCCTCAGCGGACATCGATGCCTCCTGGTCAAAGGCCCGGATCCTTGCGATGATCTGCCCCGGAGACGGAGCAAAACCTGTTGTGTCGGTAGCTACGTAAGATTCCAGCCCCCGCTCGGCCTCCTGGAGGCTGAAGTTTTCAAGCACCAGGGACCACATATTGGCCATGCCCCTCATCTTTGCGGGAGTAACCTTATCGAGGTACTTGGGGTATGCCGCATCAATCAAAAGCAGCAGCTTATTAGCCTCGGCTACATTCATCTCTTTCCACCTCCTGCATTAACCATTCCCTGCCGCTCTGCTCCGTCGGTTTTCGGTTTCCTGTGGAGTTTCGCTCCCAGGTACGTACAGCCGCCTTCCAGTCCTTCATGGGGTTCTTGCCTACATGCCAGCCGTTGGAGTCGTAGTAGTCCACGAACCGCTGCGGGTCCACGTTGTTATGCCTTTCATCACAGTACTCGGACACCTCTGCGACTGTGGGGCGTTGGAAGCGCGTGCGCTTCCCTATATCTTTAATATCTTTATAAACAGAATCAGATACAGATACAGATTCAGAAACAGATACAGATACAGAATCAGATACAGAATCAGATACAGATACATCCCCGATATCGTTCGGCATCGTTCGACTTCGATCGACATCGTTCGACATCGTTCGATTTCGTTCGACTTCGTTCAACTCCCTACGCCTTCGCGCGATTTCAATCGCAGTCTTGACCTTGGTTTCGTACTTCTCATCGTTTTTCTTGAGCTCCGGGAGCACTACTGACTCAAAATAGATCTGCAGCATCGGGTCTTCGATCTGAAATTCTTCCCCGGTTTCGAACGCGCAAATCGCCTTTATGAGATGGGCGGCTTGAAGGTCTGGAAGTGCTGTTATGTATGCGGCCCATGAGCGGTACATGACGAACGACTTTTTCTCTCGCTTATCCATTGCCCGCGTCCTCCCATGCTCCATACAGGTCCATCCAGGTATCCAGATCCAGCACACACAGCGGCTGTCCCTCGACCTTGATCCTCTGGTACATCGTTGGCGTGTCGTATGGATCTCGCATGACCTTGAGCTCATCCACCCGCATTCCGGAGGGACGGCCCATCCGTGCCAGATCGTTGTAAAGACTGCAGACGATCCACGGCCTCCGGTCCGCTCTGGCAAACACTGTAGGCGCTCCGTCCTCGCGGATCCGCGCCTCCCGTACTGCCTGAGTCATCGCATCGCGCAGTGCCATAGGCTCCCGACGCTTGACCTCTATGTGGATGCCAGGGAGACCGACCACATCAGACTCGTGATAGTAGACCTTCCCCCGCCTCACGGGGTAACCGTAGAAGTCCCGGAGGATGTGCATAATCTCGAGCTCTGCATTCTTCCCCTTGGTGCGGCTTGACCGCCCCCGCTTGTGCGGATCAGACTGCCGGATCATCCCCGCCCTCCACCGTTCTCTTTACATCCTCGAGAGCAGTGATGTATCCCCGGTGATAGCCTTCGTAGAAGCTTTCCCAGTAGTCCTCTCCCCAGTATTTCTCATCCTCCTTCATCTCGGCCGCGCTCAGATCTTTCAATATCTGTGTAATATTCATCGCATCTCCTTCCATGCCGCTTTCATCCGCTCCAGCTGATCCGGCGTCATCGTCTCGATGCCTAGCTCCCTGGCCTCCGCTACGGTGCCGTCGATCAGTACCGACATCTCCTCAGTGTTGTACGTATGGCTGCCACGATAGATCCTGTAGTGCACGAGATCGCCGTCAAACCGGATGGGAGCAGCGTGTATGTACTCCTGCTCCCGCATCCACTCCGGAGGCGCCTTGGTGATGTACACCATGGGCTCTCCGTTGATCATTTCTGGCTGCCCGTACTGGCAGATCAGCTCGTTCTTTGCCCTTGCCTTGCTGCAGGCATCGCCGATCTTGGTACGCTCATCAGCGATCTTGCTGATCAGGACGTGGAAGTAGGCATTGGCGTTAAGGCTCCTGCCCTCGCGATGGACCTTGATCTCCACATCCACGTCCTTGTCGTAATACTTCTCCAGATCTTCCGGGAGAGCATCGAGTTCCAGCAGGGCCATCGTGTGTCGGCCGCCGTAGACTCTACTGACCGTTCCTCTCATCGCTCTGGAACCTCCTCATGTACTTCACGTAATCAGTTCGTGCGACTCTTGCCGGGACCTTGCTGGTATCCATCCCATGCTTCTGCATCAGATTGATTAGGACCTCCCGCTCCTTGTCGGAGATAATCTGGGATGTCTGCTGCTGGTACTCATCGGTGTCGGCGTCCTTGGAATCGTCGATCAAAAATAGGCCATTCAGGGCGTACTTGCGGGCGTAGGAGCTTGTTGCCCCCGTGACCTGTGATGCGTCCATGCCTTTCTTGTCCTCCGACTCTCTGGCAAAGGCACAGACGGTCTGACTCTCCGCCCCGGAGCGGATCGTGGCCGTTGCCTTGATGTAGTACCGCTGCCCGATCATCACGAGATCATCGGTCACCGTCAGCGTGCAGTCATACTTGCAGAGAAGCGGCTTGACTGCCTCGTAAATGTCCTCGCAGCTCCGGTAGTTGTATTTCCCGAAGGTATTGCGCTGTCCCTTGGGGGCCTTGAGCTCCGACTGGATCAGCATTAGCTTCCCGTTCAAGCTCATCTCATCCATTGCTCACCTCATTCTCAGGGACGTTCCCTGCTCAAGATGGGCGATGCCGTTGAGGCTGTCGTCCCCGGCCTTCAGTGCCTGCTTGATCTTCTCTTTGTTGATCTTCGGAGACTGCATTACGAGGAAGTCCACCGGAATCTCTCCCTCCCGATCAATCACTACTCTTGCCGGAGTCTTCTGGATATTGAAGGAGAACAGCTTTGTCTTGATCTTATTGATCCCCATCTCCTCCATGGACGACTTGAGCCGGAACTCGCACTCATCTATATTCCCAAGGATCGTGGCTCTGCGGTCCTGGAGTCTCCGGATCTCCTCATCGATTGCTGTCACGTCAGAGCGGAGGGAGCGCATCACCTTGCCGTATCCGTCCGCTTTGTCCTCGATGTCTCCCTGCAGAGAGTCCATCGTGTCCGCAATCGCCTGGGGATCTTCCTCCGGATCCTCGGCCATCTCGAGGAGCGTCTTCCATGCCCCCGTGAGTTCGTACAGTGTCATTTACTTCTTCCTTTCTGCAGTGATATGATCACTGCTGAGATAGCTTCCTCCTGGCTCCCCTTCGGGGGAGTTTTTTTACTGGACCGCGCCGTCCAGGCGGGCATTGGCGATCACCTCTGCCCTTGCGTAGTTGTCATCCTCCAGCTTCTCAATCTTTAAGTTGAGATCGTCTATCTCTTCGTCCTTTTTGGCGATCTCGAGCTCGTGTTTCCTGCTTTCCTCGTGAAATTGTGCATTCATGGCGTCGTACCTTTCCGAGAAGACTTTGAACCTCTCGTGCTCCAGATCTCTTATGGCCTGGTGCTCGTCGTCGTACCGTGCAAAGCAGAGCGCTACCGACATCTCCGAGTCAATGGTCCAGAGCAGATCGAAAAACCGGTCATAATCCTCCGTGTCCCTCATGATGTCGATGTCGAATTTGATGAGGCTCAGAGCCTTATTGAACTCTTCCGTCATCTCACTGCCTCCTCGTCCAGATTGATCCTGCGGCGCTTCAGCGCGTACTGCGGGATCAGATAGATGGTCCCCGCGTGCATGTATCCCTCGGATCCGATCACGGCCAGACGGATGCCCTTACGCTCTGCACAGCGATGCACCCACTGTGCCTTCCGCATTGTCGCCAAAAAATGCTTGTAGTCCTGCGTCCCATGCTCCCTGGCGAAGGCGTTGTACTTCTGAATTTGCTTTTCTATCATTTCAAGTCCTCCTTTTGTGCCCATTTATCTGCGTACTCTTTGGGGAGTGTTTCCAACAGCACCTTTGCTCGGTCTGTTGAGATTCCTAACTCTCTTGAGATCTGAAACAAAGGAGCATGGTTCGCCATCATAGTCCATGCTTTGCGGATCATATCGTCATCGAGCGCGCGGTCCTGTGTGATGGGCTTTGCTGGTGCCGGTTCATGTGTGCGCTCCATCATGGCCTCAAAGCACTTTTCACAAACCATTGCTGGTTTGAAGGTGGTGGGGATGATCTTGTCGATCACGACCCTGGATTCTTGAACCATGTAGACCGGCTCACCGCCCGTGATCTGCGCTCCGCAGTTGTCACAGAAATATTCGACTCTCATCATTCTCATGCCAACGCTTTCAGGATGTCTCTGACCATTGCCGCTCCAGAGTCCATGCTGACATTGATCTCCAGTGCGTTGTTCGGCGTGAAGAGCGCCATCACGGATTCGCGATCCTGCCCTCCGCGCAGATAGATCAGAGACTGCAGGTCCTCATACTGGCGTGTCAGCTGCAGCGTTTCCAGCAGCTTGTCACAAATTTTCTGTTTGTCTTCCATCACTCGCCCTCCTTGAATGCCGGATTGAGTCCGGCGTCTATGTTGTTCCGGTTCCGGATCAGGTCCTCGAAGACGTCCCTGCTGCCTTCAGATTGAACCCGGACATTTTTGACCGGGTTGAAATCCGATCCTTCGGAGAATCCGTACTCGGTCATTCTGGGGAACCAGTGACGAAAATCTTTCTCAACCCCGAGAGCTTCATGCAGATCTCTCGCAGAGATCGTCATGCTGTCCTCGTCTACTCTGATAACCTGTGCTATACTTTCCATGTAATCCTTTCTGCCGCCGTATGGGGCTGCTTCCCTCGGCGGCTTTTGCGTGCCTTATAGTGTCTTTTAGGACACTTTCTCGGCAAAAAAAACCTGCATCACTGAGTCCCTTGGCACATACCCGAGGTCGATACTGTCTTGAATTTCACCCTGGGTAAACTCAGATTCCCCATGAGTTTTTCGGAAATATGCCGATCTGCTCATTCCGACATCCTTGCAGTAAGTCTCGACGTTTCTGCCGCTCTTCTTGATGAAGTACTCTAGTAATAGCTTATCCATTTTCCCTCCTTTCTGTGATTGTCAGTGTCATTTACGACACTTTGAATGTTACCGCGTTGGGCAAGCGCTGTCAACATGTTTTGTGTCCAATACGAAACTTTTTTATTTTGGTGTGATATGCGGTGTTGCATAAACGACACATTTATGTATAATGAAAATGTCGAACAACTTAATGAAGTGAGGCATAAAAATGACAGTCAGGGAAAGAATAAAGAGTCTGAGAGAACAGCGGGGAATGACGCTTGAAGGAGCCGGCAAACCCTGCACAGACAGCACAGCCCGGAGCGGGCATGTAGTTGCGGATCGCGGTGTAAGTGAGCTCCTTGCCATCCAGTCCGTGCAGATACAGGTCGTAGATCAACCGAAAAAAAGAGAAGGCAGCTAGACTACCTTCCCATGTAAGACTTTATGGTGTTATTATCTATGTTCATCGCATCATACAGATAAAATCATCTTTACAAGTGCGGCCTTTTCGACCATCTTTGCCTTGCAATGCTCCCACTCAATTTTGGATTCTTCGGATTTCCATGCCAGACCGTCAAAATATTCCTGCGCCATCTGTTTTAAGTATTCTGCGTGTTTGAGTTCTGCTTCAGCCATTTCCTCGTACATTCTCGCCCAATCGCTTTTTGATGTCTTATATTCGATGTACTTCAACGCATATTCCTTTGCGCCGCACATTTCATCGTGAATCGCTTCCATGTAATGTTTGATCTTCATTTCTGAGTATCTCCAATATTCTTTCGATCTTCTTGTCTTGTTCGGTCAAATGCTCTCGGACTTTCTGAATCGCCTGCTCGGTCGCTTCATCGACTCAAGAAAATCCCACTCACGGTTCGTCATTTCAGCACAGCTTCGTGACCGTCAGATTGAAAGTTGTAATCGGGACAGCTTCGGTTCCGGTATTGACCACACTCAGGCTGACCGGAGCGGTATCACAATCACACGGGCAGTTATTATGACTGACCTGCACCAGTGTGGAGAACGATGCGGCTCTGGAGTTGGTCGTGTCAAGCTGTGCCTGTGGCTGAAGGACATTATTCCTCTGAAGCTGGAGCGTACCTGCCGCCGATGCGGTGCAGGAACAGTTTACCTGATAGACACCACTGCGATTCAGGTTAATCGTGTTTCCGGACTTCGTAGCCGTGCATCCCTTCCTCAGCACCTCATTATTGAGCGGAACGGTCGCACCGGCATCAACACTTACATTGTTAGAATATACTTCAATCATGGTTTATCTCCTAATATGAAAGAAGGCAGGCTGTACGCCTGCCCTCCGTTAAGGCGTACTGAATACGCTCGAAATTAGACGTTCTGGCCGCAACCACACCCGCATCCGAAAATCGGAGGGAACGGACCCGCGCCGTAAGTCCAGCTATTCGGGAAACGAAGCATTCCGTTCGTTGCCTGCGCAAGCTGGAGCTGATTGACCTGATTCTGAAGATCCGCAATCCGGTTGCCCTGAATCGCATCAAGAATCTTCTGGGTCTGCGCCGTAGTGTTCTCGTTGATGGAAGCAGTGTTGAGAGCCGCCTCGTAGCGGTTCTGCTGGATCGCGCTGTTGATTCCTGCACCCTGCTCAGCAATCTGCATCTTCGTATCACAGCAACACTGGTTCTGATTTGCCAGAGCATTTGCCTGACCTACTGCCAGAGATGCCACATCTCTCTGAAGCTCGGAATACTTGTCAGAGAGCACGCTCACGGTGTCGTGGAAGGTCTGGTTCGTCGCCGCCACTGCCTGCGCGGTACCGGCATTTACAGCCGAGAGAATCTCTCTCTCGTTTGCCATGGAGTTCTGACTGTCGAACCCTCTCTGAACCTCATTCGAGGTTGCAAGATTCTCATAGCCGATGGCGTTGGCGAAGCCGTTGTTGCCCCACATGCCGCCGCCGTTGAACATTCCCATGAGGATCAGCAGTCCGAAAATCCAGATGAAGGCGTTGCCGCCGCCCCAATCTCCATAGCCTGTTCCACCGATAGGCATTACGGGGGTAATTCCTGTTCCGTTATCCATAAGTTACCTTCTTTCTTTTGATTAAAAAGTGATTGTTTCACCCTTGCAAGGTTCTGAGTATTTCATCCGGGTCAACGCCCTTTTGCTGTGCAAGCGCATAAAACGCCTTTTTAGGGTCGTTTCCGTTCTGCTTGATAAAATCCATGGCTTGCTTCATTTGCGGGTTGTTTTGGGCCATATTCTGCACCATAGCACCCGGATTACCGGCGCTCCTCACCATCTGCATCATCTGCTTAATCTGCCCGATGTTCCCCGGCATCATCTGGTGTGCGTTCAGGTTCCCTAAAATTGGATTTTTCATTTAATATCCCCTCGATTCTGGAAATTCTCTGTTCCAACGACTTTACATCCACAGGTGGTTCGGCCTTGTACGGGGCAATCGAATACGGGGTAATTGTCGGGTATCCGGCCCCATCTGTGGTTTTCAGCCACACAAGCGGCGCAGTCTCGTCAAGCAATAAAATGGAGCTATTCGGTGCCATTTGATATGCCTTTGCGCCATTTTCTCCATTTACTTTGATAACTTCCACATGCTGTGCAGGGGCTGGCATCCCCTGTGCGAGCTGATTCTGATATGCGTTTACAGGGTTATAGTTATATGGGTAATTATTGTAAGGATATGGCATATTGATCTCCCTTAAGCAAGTCTTAAGCAAGTTAGATCATGCCTGTACTCTGCGGAGATATGAGCGCGAGAGATACCCGACATGGTTAATGTACTTGCAATATAACCACTTGGTTACCCCATCCTTGTCCAGGTTGTAGTAACCATAGCACTGCACCTTGCCCCCCTTGGGGACTCTCACAATGATCTTACGGTTAGTGCCTGCCCCGGTCCGCATCATGAGCGGATCGGACTTTGTGCAGACGTAGTAGGTGCCCGCCTCTTTGCGGTCGTAGCGCTTTGCCGCCTCGGTTTTATCGCACGTTTTATCGCTCGCGCGCGTTTTATCGCTCGTTTTTTCGCTCGCGCGTGTTTTATCGCTTGCTCCGTCGTTATAGGCAGGATGTCCAAAGAGTGTGTAGGCATTGACGCTGCGGACCTTTTTGGCCACGCATCCGCCATTGGCCTCGATCCCGGATCCGGTGGCCGACGTGTTGCCCTCGATGGTGGTAACTGTCTTGCCGTCTGCGGCCACAGAGATCACGAGCCCCGTGTGATAGCATCCGGAGACCGCCCCGTTGCGTGTGAAAAAGATCTGCGCGCCGACCTCCGGCTTTTTGTCCAGCGCGCCGTGCCTGGCGTACATCCCGGCGGAGGCTACTGTATAGTCGTCAAAGTTTCCGCCCAGCAGGCTCTTAGCCGTCGTTACGCCGTAAGCCTTATAAAAGCACCAGTCCACGAAAGCGTCGCACCATGCCGCATGCAGATCCATCACCGATGGATAGATACGGTGCATGTCCCGTCCGTACTTGGTGTAATTGTCATACCCCGCGCCGGCAGTCTTTTGATCCAGGATCCCCGGATCCTTTTGATAGGCTGCCGCGGACTTTTCCAGGTACCCGATCTCTGCTGTCGCGATTTTGATTACCTGTTGACGGTCAAATCTCATTGATCATCCCTCCCGCGGCCTGTCATACGTCAGCGCCTGCGAGCTATCGCTGATCCCTGTAGTGGTAGGATCTGTGACGATGCCAAGGATTGCCAGCACCACAAACGCTGCGTTGACCACCGAGATCAGCTTGTCTCCGAGTGCTCCAAGATCGAGGTCGATGCCAAAAACCTCAGCGACTGCCTGGATCAGGAGCAGGATCGCGGGGATGATCGCAATCCAAAAGTTTTTATTCCTTGCCCTTACTCTCCAGTTGATCATTTTCCATTCCCTCTCTTTTTACGATCTCATCGATCCTCTTGTGCGCGGAGCTCACGCTCTGCTCAACTTTGACCAGCCGCGTCGTGATGTCCTGCATGTCCGACTTGAGCCCTC